GGATAGTTACCGCTAATGGTATTTGCAGCAACATCCGCTTTTATCTTATTCAGCAGGTCAGTTCCCAAAAAGGGAAGCAGCCATTTATCCTGTGCTAAATAGATGGATGGATACAATAGATTTGGATCTACACTGCCGTTAATGGTAGTGTATTTCTTCACGTAGTTTTCTGATATTAGTAATACTTCAGCCATAGTTGTAATTATTGATTGCCGTAAATAGGATTGGTTGGTAGGAAGCCGTTGTATGGCATATCTTCAGGAAGCTTTGCAACTAAAGAATTGTTGCGCACTTTATAGCCCATGCGTTCAGCCATGCTCACTGCTATTCGTGATGCATCAGGATCATTCGGGTTAATCTTTGCACCGCTTGCATCTACATACACACGTTTTTCCCAAAAGTGTTTGCAGTTACCACCGCCTTTGTAAAACCAAATGTCATAGGTATCTATACCATTAGGTCCCCATCCTGGATTCACTGCTACATTCTCCATCGAAACTATATCTTCTTTGCGATATAGCTTGCCTGCTTCTATCATTTTCTTACAGAATGGGCGCATATCAGGATGGCTAAAGCTACCTGCGTAAACGTAACGAGTAATAAAGTACTTGCCATCGATAATAGCATCTTGCTCACTCTTAGCAGCTGGTCTAGCAGCACCCGTACGAACCGCAAACTCATGTTCAATTTCTTCATCTGCGTTGTAGCTGTCTATCAATATCCAATCCTCACTTGCATCTTCGCCTAATGCGATAAGCGCATCACCTGCTGTGCTGTCATCTACTTTTTTTTTTTCGAAAGCGGATTGTATCACTTCCGTAGGTTGCAAACTACCCGGCATTACATCCGCGAAGATTGCATCGATAGTAGCAGATGGTAATGTTGGGAAGGCTGTCTGTACGATTGCCTTTGCGCTGGTCATAGGAATAGCACCTGCAACGCTTTGCATTACTATATCCATGAGTGATTTGATTTGTGCACTATCAAAGGCAGTCGCAGCTACATCCTTACTTCCACCTGTTGCATCCACAACTGCTTCCGCCTGCTCAACTGCAAGTGGTGTGTTCGGCACAATTTCAAAGTTTACACCTGGCAACTGATTGCTCAACAATTCTTCGATGCTGGTATTAATTTTTTCCTGATATGGCTCAATCACTTGCTTGTTGAATATCTCTAAGCCCGTAGCCATTTCATCTTTGTTGCTACCAAAGCCCGATGTTTCGCGAATACCAAACAACAGTGGCGTAGTAACACGATGCGCAGTGATAATCTTTTGCGTAGCAGTAGTATCCATCAACTGGTACTGCTTATCTGCATCGTTAACCGGGAATGGTGTTATTTCAGTCTTTGGCTGGTCACGTTCGTTAAAGAACATAACTACCTTTCCTGCGTTGCGAGCACCACTCATTTTGTTTTCCCAGTCCATCATCATCTGCTGCTTCTGTTCAGGTGTTGCCTGCCCGTTGTAGAAGTTAATGATAGTAGAAGGAAAAAGACCGTTTGATATTTGGTTGATGTGGAATATCGAAATCTGCTTGTCTAACTCGATGTAGTTAATCGCGCTCCAATAGTCAGGGCGTGGATAGACATCGCTGCCTGTATAGGTAAAGCACCAATAAATTTGACGTGGCTCTTGCTCACGTGTCAAATAGTTGTATTTGGGTATGAATTCGGGCGTGTTCTTTTTCTTGCGTGTATTAGACCAGTCGTAGCTGTGAAAGATTCCTATTTCAGTATCGTCATCTTGATTCACTGCAATACGGCATTCCTCAAATGGTATAGCGTTTAGCTTCGATATAACTGTCCTGTCATTACTCCAAATCACTTCAATGTAAAAACCACCAAATAGTTTCAAGTCATGCGCACATGCATACGTCAAAGCATTTACATCAAGTGCATCTAGTTCTGCTTGATACTGCTCGCTTTTGATACCTTTACCAGCTATCATGTCACCAATGGCTACTACTAATGAACCATGTACAGGTGATTCGTGCGCTAAATCACGCAAGTATTGTGGAAAATCGTTTTGATCTCCGTAATTAACCCACCCTTTGCGGTCAACTTTTTCTGCATCGCTCTTAGCAACATACTCGCTAAGCTTCAATGAAACTATATTTGATTCGTTATGGCTCATAGATTATATCATTTGGTATTGTGATAGCAGGCACATCGAAGAACTGCGTGTTAGCCGTTAGTACAACATAGCCACGTTTCAACAAACCGACTACACTTGCGTTATTTGGGTTGATATTAGCACCTGAATTTTGACCGTATACATCATACCGGTAACGACCTGCAAGTGTTAGCTTATCGGTTGTAACCAATAGTTCAGTTATTCGCACATTCTCATTCACTATCTGCGCTACCTGTGCAAGCTTATCTCCCGTTGTGCTATTTTCTTCGTGTGTTAGAATCAACAAATAGTGCGTGAATGATGTGGCAAAATACTGCCTTGTTTCATCTAGTTGTAAATAGATGGTTTGTGCAGGTGTATCGGTCTGTAAATATATCATAGTCTTTCTAAATTAAAAGGGCAAGTCATGAATAACCTGCCCTTTTTTTCAATACAACAAGAATACACAAAACGGAAAACAAATTCTTAGTAAGCAGGGCTTACAGTTATTCCAGCGAAGTTATCAAAAGGAACAGTTGTGTAAGGCTCTAAGTGTACAGCTGGTGCTAGTTCTTCAGCAATCAATGTCACTTGGTAACCCATCAAATCTGCCTTCTGCTGTCCTGATTGAACAGTACCTGCAGTAAGCTGTGCACCTTCGCCAACACCGACCAAAAGGATTTGATCATCATTGGTGCGAACGAACACAATCATTTTCGCTTTGGCAACAAGCAAAAACTCGTTGCGCATATCTTGGTTCAGTTTACCAAAAGTCCATCCCACTTCTTGCGAGAAAAACAAAGTACCTGTTTCCAAATTCTTTTGTACCGTTTCAACGTATGAACCTGAATTACGGAAAGGTACATAGCGATAGATAGTTGCAGTAGGCAATCCATCAACTTCGCCATTAGTACCACCGAAAGTGATTCCTGATTCGAAATCTTCGTAGTTAGCAATCAATACTTCCTTTACACCACCGATACCTTCAAGGCATCCAAGCGTAAAACCTGTAGTTAATTCACAAGCCATATTTTATATTGTTTTAAAAAGGGGGCTGTTACACCCCCTCTTTGGTTAATGATTATGCTCCCCAGTAGGTGATGTCTTCACCAACAGCAATCTGTGCACCCAAGTAGAAACGCGCACCGTAACGCACGTTCTGCGATCCATCAAGATTCTGCATGTCCAAAATGAACACTTCGTTCATTTGGTTTTCTTGCCATGTACCGAGCATCAAATTGCTAGGTTGTGCGAAGATGATGTTGTTAGCAGTCATACCTGGGCAAACGTAGATTTCGTACATACCTACGAAACGCTTAGATACTTCAGGACCACCTGTCAAGTACCATCCGTTGCCTGCAGCGATCTGCGCTTGCATGTAAGCTTCCCATGCAGCCTGTCCCATGTAAAGAGCTGGCTTTTCAGCAGCACCTTTAACAGCAGTAGGAGCAGTGTTGATTACATCCCAAATGTTAGCAATGATGTTAGTGCTATCAAGTGCACCTGAACCTGCAGATACAGCACCTGAACCACCTGCTTTAATCAAAGTCTCGAAACCATCGTACTCACCAGCTGTTGCGTTAACACCTGACCACATTACAGTTTCGTTCTTTGCAGCGATACCACCTACCAAACGTCCAATGATAGCATCTTGGATTTGGGTGTTTACGCGACCTGACATCACATCAGCTGTAGTCCAGTCGATGAAGAAGTCTTTCTTACAGATTTGACGCTGAACTTGGAATTCTTCCAAAGTCAAAATGCGCTCGGTCAAAGTGATTGTGCCTGTTGGCGTGAAATCACAAGTACCTGCAGCGAATGATACAGTGTCATCAATTTTACGTACTACTGATTTGTAAGGTACGTTTGGCTTCATTGTCACGTACTGTGCAGATACGTTAGACAACAAAGCTTTTGCTACGATTTCACCAGCTAATTCACCTGCATAGGTGGTGGTGAGTGAAGTTGTTGTTGGCATTTCTAATTAAATTTATGAGGTGAATTATTTACTTTGTTTAGCACGCAAATCAGCCATGAAGTCGCTGAATGAATTACCATTCGATGCAACTACAGGTACTGCGTTTTTCTTAAATTCTTGTGATTTTACAGATGGAACAGCAGGGGCTTTCTTAACTGAAGCAAGTTCAGTCTTCAGTGCTTCTGCATCCTTCTTAGCAGTTTCTACTGCTGCACCTAATTCAGTCTTTTCAACTTCAAGTGCAGCAATACGCTCGGACAACTGACCGATAACAGCAACGAGATCTTCGCTGCTCATTTCAGTAGATTGTTCTTCGCGTTCGATTTCAGTAATGGTACCTTCTTCGCCTACATAGACTTTGGTAACACCGTCTTCAAGCAGGTATTCGCCTGCAGGTACTGGCACTGGATTACCTTCAGCATCTTGCGTGTAGATGTCTACACCTACTACCCACTCATCAGCGGTAGAATAGATTTTAGTACCATCAGCCAAAGTGCCTTCTACTGCAAATTTCAATTCCGTTGCCGGTGTTTCGCTTGCTGTAGTTTCTTCTTCGAACTTGATACCCACTGTTGAAGGATCAATGCCGTACTTGTTGAATACGGATTTGATTTGTTCTTTTATATTCGACATGTTTGGATATTTGGGTATAGTAGCAAAAAGCTTGTTTTGTTACACGCCAATACATGTCGTATCTTAGCCGTATAATTAAATACACCAATTATGAAAGAGAAAGTACAATCAATGACGAAGAAAATATCCGTTCGTCTAACTGAAAAGCAGTACAAAGCTGTGGCGAAAAACGCGAAAGCAAGTAAAATGACTATGGCTGAATACTCGCGTGCGTGTATGCTGTAGTAAAAAAAAGAAGGGGCTCGTTTGCCCCTATCTTTTTAATCTAAAACCTAAATCTCTTATGACGGCTAAAAACCAAAACCGAAGCAAATATAAATCATTTGTTCAAACCTGCAAGTATTTGGTCTAATTCCAAAACTAATTCTGCTTCATAGTTTTTTACACCACTCATAGCTACACCTACTTCGTTAAAGAAGCCTTCGATGCTGTAGCCTTTCACCTTGCCTTCCTTCACATCATTCCATACGTGGTCTTCATCGACTTTAGTTCCGATGAACCATGTGCCATCTGGTAGATCAGGTAAGCCCAGTTCGATGCTCTTATCATTCTTGCCTTCCTTCAACCATGATTCTACAACTGTCACACCTGTTACAGGTATTTCATGCTGTAGATTGGTGGTGTGTTGCAAGTTCTTTTTAAAGAACTGATGCGCTATTGCCTGCACTGTTGCCTTTTCGAAGTACACATAGTAAGGTTCACCCTTATCATCATAGCGCAGTATCTCTTTATCCGGTATCAATGCAGGACCATATAGCATTCTGCGTTCATCATTTATTGCACTTAACTGCACCTTAGAAAGTGCAATCCAGTTTTCATCCTACTTTCC